CAAGAAATAAAGTTCTTGCAATGACCCCTCACTTCCGCTTTGATCCTAAGACTCAGATATTAAGAATCATACCTGAACCAATACCCGAACAATCCTATCTCGGTATTGTTGGTTGTTTTATTGAACGCCCGATTAAAGATATTATTAACGAGCGTTGGGTCTTTAGATATGCTTCTGCATTATCGAAGATAACAGTCGCTAATGTAAGAGGTAAGTTTGGTAATACAAGCTTATTTGGCGGCGGTACAGTTAATGGTAATGATTTTATGAATCAGGGCATTAAGGAGAGAGATGAATTAGAAGCACAGCTTAAGAACAATTACGAAGACGTTACCCCTGCTTCGTTCTTTATTGGTTAATATGAACTTTCAAGATACAGTTTTAGAATTATTAGAAGAAAAGAGTAACGCTACTTGTACAAAAGTAACAGGTCAAACATCTTCAACCCGCAAAGATAAAAAGTATATGAGATGTTCCCGTGTTGACGGTAAACTCAAACGTATACATTACGGAGACCCTAATTTAAGAATTAAGAAATCTAATCCTAAGAAGCGTAAATCATTTCGAGCCAGACACAAATGTTCAACAGCTAAACCCGGTACTCCAAAGTATTATAGCTGCAAAAATTGGTGAACAGAAAACGCACAGTAAAATTTAAGCAGGGTATTTTTCAGCCTGCTCACTCCGAAAAGTATAAGGGGTCGTTACCAATTTATTATCGTTCATCATACGAATTAAAATACTTTCGTTGGTGTGATCACAACCCTAATGTACTGTCTTGGGGTTCAGAATCTATTATTATACCATATAATAACCCGTTGACAGGTACAGTTAACCGTTATTTTGTTGATTGTAATATAACAGTTAAGACAAAAGACAATCAAATAAAGAAGTTTTTAGTAGAGATAAAACCATCTGTACAAACTGTACCACCTAAACCGACGCGTAATACAAAAGCTCTCTTACGAAGACAGGCTGAGTATGTAAAGAATCAAGCCAAGTGGAGAGCTGCTCAAGAGTGGTGTAAGAAGAAAGGTTATGAGTTTACAATCATAACCGAAAAGCATCTTAACCTCTAACTATTTTACCACTAGCAGTAAAAGAGCTTTTTTTACTCGTATTAATAAGCTCTTCTTCAACTACTTCTTCTTTCTTACCTATAGCTATATTGTATGAAAGTACTAAAGCTACAGCAAACGGATCTAATACACAAACAAGTATTAGTATAAACAACCTTACTACTTCATCAGTAGATTTGTTTAGGGCCTGGGCGACAAACTTAAATGTACCAATATCATTTGCTTGACTTGATTCAGTGTTTAGAGTTATAAGTTCATTATCCTTATCAAACTTTAACTTTTGTAATTCTTGTAATCTATTATTAAGACCTTTTATTTCTTCTTGTGAACTTTTAATATCAGCATATATTCTAGTTGTAGATCTAGTACCGTCTGTTAGACGTTTTTCTTGTGATGCGCGAGACTGATTGAGAGTTGTAACTCTACTAGTTATGTTTTCAATTTCTTTATCAAAAGATGTTTTTTGCTGTTGTATGAGATTGATTTTACCTTCTGTTAAAGTATTCTTAGAAGCATTTACTTGATAGGCAGATGATAGATACCCGTACACCCCCATAGAAGTTATACCCATTAAAGTTATAACTGCAGCTGTTACATATATCTTTAAAAAGAAAGGTATTTTCTTCCAATAACGATAAAGAAAGGATGTAGCAATAAGCTTACCATACTCTAAACACCCTGCCATTATTAGTACAGGGAGATATTTTCCGGAAAAGAGAGTTGCAATCCCCAGCGTTGAGAAATAAGCAGTAGATCCAGCAATCAATAAAGCGGCTAAAGATAGTAGGTAAATAAACATAAGCGTTTAAATATTTATTAAGCCATTGTGAATAAATAGAAAATTACAATAAACGGTATAAATAATAATAACCTATGGGATTAAAATTTTTAGTCGAAGATTTACACGAAGGACTTGATTTTCTTATTGAAGAAAAAAACCGTCAAGGTGAACAAAAAGTCTTTATAACCGGGCCTTACATGATGGCTGAAAAAGTCAATCAGAATGGTCGCGAATACTCATTAGATGAAATGTCATCTGAAGTTCTGCGTTATACCAAAGAGTTGGTACAAACACGTAGAGCATTAGGTGAAATGAATCACCCACAGACCACAGACGTTAACCCTGTTAATGCCTGTCACCTTGTTGTTGAATTAAAACAGCAGGGCAATTACTTTATGGGTAAGTCCCAGGTACTGAACACACCTATGGGTTTATTACTCAAGTCCCTTATTACTGATAATGTTAAGATGGGTATCTCTTCTAGAGCTCTTGGTAATGTAACTGAATCTGGCACTGTTAAGAAAGTATCTAACTTTAGATTAATTTGTTTAGACGTTGTTCATCAACCTTCTGTTCAGGATGCTATGCTTGAATCCATTATGGAGTCTAAGGAATGGACTATTCGTCCTGATGGTACGATTGTTGAATTAGCTGCTAAGGCTTATAATGAGCTAGAAATGAATCTTTCTACATTACCTAAGCATTCAACAGACTTATTTTTACGTGAACAGTTAATGAAATTCATTAACACATTAAAGGGTTTTTAATATGAATAAAGAGCAAACTGCCATCAATAACCTCATAAATCAATTAGCTAACAAAGAGTATTCTACTGCACAATCTGCATTAGAACAAGCAGTAGCTGAAAAAATAAAGACCCGAGTTCGGGATATTATTGCATCAACCCAGGAAAAAACTACCGACGTTGAATAAATAAATATATAATATAATATGGACTTCAAAACAATTCTCAAAGAGCAATTCAAGGACCTCATCACAGAGGAAACATTAACTGCCGTACACGAAGCCTTTGAACAGGCTGTTGAGGAAAAGGCACAACTTCAGACTGAAGCTGCCGTCTTAAAGCTCGACGAAGATCACACCAACAAGCTCCAAGAGCTTGTTGAAGCTATTGATGAAGATCACACCAATAAGCTCCAGAAGTTTGTTGAGACAATTGATTTTGATCACACCAACAAACTTAAGTCTGTTGTTGAGAAGATCGACACAGATTACACTGCTAAGCTCCAGACAGTCATTGACATGTACAAGACTATGATCAATGAAGAGGCTAAGTCCTATCAGGAGCAGCTCGTAAGTGAAATTTCTAATTATCTGGATCTTTATCTGGATAAGGTTACTCCTAAGGAACAGATCTCTGAGGCTGTTGAGAATATTCAATCTAAGAAGATTCTCGATCAGATCAGACTGCTCGTTGGGATTAACGAAGAATTTATCGACGGAGAGGTTAAGGAAGCTCTCGTCGATGGTAAGAAGACTATTGACTCCTTAAAGAAGGAACTCAATGAGGCTATTGAGGCTAACACAGCCCTCAATCATAAATTACAGAAGATCGAAGCATCGGCTCTTCTGGAAGAAAAGACTAAGGAACTGCCAACAAGCGCTAAGTCGTTTGTTAGCAAGCTCCTGAAGAACAAATCTCCTGAATATATTCAGGAAAATTATCAATACGTAGTTGAGATGTTCGAAAAGGAAAGCTCCGACGAAGTTGAAGCTGCTCAGGAAGAAATCGCCACTCGCATCGTCGAGTCGGTAGATCGCCCTGAAGTAGAAGAGACTGTTGAAGAAGCTTTAACCTCTCCGGTTGCACAACCTGCAGTCGGCGGATATCTGAATGAGATGAAGCGCTTAGACGGTTCTAAACTTAAGTTTAAACACTAAGCATTTAACCCTTCATACTCACAAAGGTCGAAAAACGCTCTTTTGAGCGTCCTTACAAAGGAAAATCTTATACTATGGAACTACTTCACATTGACAAGACAAAGGCTGAAGCTTTAGTTGAGAAATGGAGCCCAGTCCTGGACTACACTTCCAACAAAGTTTCCGCTATCGAAAACGAACACACTCGCTTGAATACCGCTATCCTCCTGGAAAACCAGGAGAAGTGGTGCTTCGAAGCTACAAACACTGCCTCTGGTGGTGTTTTCGGTGGTAATGCTTATACAGCTAACCCCGGAAGCATCCCTAACGGTGATACCTACGCCCAGGGTGACGCCCGTCTGCCTAAGGTCCTGATCCCCATGATCCGCCGTACATTCCCCGAACTCATCACAAATGAGATCGTCGGTGTACAGCCCATGACAGGTCCCGTCGGTCTGGCTTTCGCCATGCGCTACAAGTATGAGGCTACCGCCCTTGGCTACAATGCCCAGAATGGTGACGGTTCGCTGACAACAGCTACCAACAACCTCGGTGGTGCCGCTAACTTGGCCGGTAATAAGGAAATCGGTTACAACTACCTCAACACAGCCTTCACAGGCGCCTCCTCCGCTGCCCTCTCCGGCAACGCGAATGGTGACTTTGCACAGCTCGTTGAAGATACAGGTGTAGCCGCCCTCCTCAGCCAGTTTGAGCTTAGCTCGAAGATCCCTCAGGTTACCGTTTCGTTTGAGAAGACCGCAGTTGAAGCCGGCACCCGCCGTCTCGCAGCTCGTTGGTCTGTTGAACTCGAACAAGATCTGAAGAACATGAACGGTATCGACATCGATGCCGAGCTCACCAATGCCATGTCTTACGAGATCCAGGCCGAAATCGACCGCGAAATGATCGCGCGTATGATTCAGACCTGTCTCAACGCTGGCGCTGGTGTAGGTTTCTCCACATGGTCTGCCATCTCCGCAGACGGTCGCTGGTCCGGCGAACGTGCCCGTGACTTCTACAACCGCGTTGTTGTTGAAGCCAATCGCGTCGCTGTCCGTAACCGTCGTGGTGCTGCTAATTTCATTATTGCAACACCTCGTATTTGCGCAATCCTGGAGACCCTCCCCAACTTCACCTGGCAGCCCGTCACTGGCAACGTTAACACCGCGCCCGTCGGTATCGCCAAGGTTGGTTCAGTTGGTGGCCGCTTCCAGATCTATCGTGACACCCGCACAGAAGCTCAGTCCAACCAGTCTTACGGCAGCTATTCCGCTAACGGATATAGCGTTGGTCGTGCTAGAACAGTTGACTACGCTCTGCTCGGTTAT